ATGTAGTCAAGTAGCTCCAACATTTAGAGCCCCATCATTGTAGGTGGGAGGTTATGGGTGAAAATCCCATCTTGACACTTTTTAAACTTTATGTTATGGTAGAATGTGTATGCATTAATGACAAGAATAGACCCAAGGAAATTCCTGCTAACAAATGGGTTAAACAGGGTGAGCCGTATACAGTTATATACACTGTCACTGTACTACCACAGAAGCAATTAGCTTTCCATTTAGCAGAAATAGACTTAGATGAGTCTAATCATCCATATGAATACTTTTTAGCTAATAGATTTGCCTTTACAGAAGAGAATTTACAGAAGTTAATAGAACTCATTAAAGACTGTAATGATACAGATTTTAGTATGGACGAGCTATTAAAGCAAACAGAACTAGAAAAAGTTTAATTTTATTTGGATTTTAATTAGTATATTATAGTATATTTGATAAAATTTAAACAAAAAACATGAAAAAACTATTTTTAGGACTATTACTATTAGTCTCAATGAGTGCAACTGCAAGAAAGTTGTATGTAAGTTCTTCTTACACAGGAAGTACATCTAATGGAGCTATAGCAACTCCTTGGAAATCCCTGGCCAATGTTCAAAGTAACTTAGGAAATATTGGTTCTACTGATTCCGTATTATTTGCTAAAGGAGATAAGTTTTCAGGTACATTAACATTACAAAGTGAGTCTAATGTTTACTTTGGTGTATATGGAACTGGTGCTGATCCATTATTCTGGGGCAATGGTGGTACAATAGGTGCAATGTTTATATTAAGAGGATGTACTAATGTAACATTCTATGGTTGGAACATATCTGATACAACTATATCATTTACAAATAGATATGTTGAAGCTAAAATACAAACTGTATTCCAATTTGAAAATAGCAGTACAAATAATATAATTAGAAAATGTACTATGGATAGAATTGGATATGGTGCTTATTACACTACCTCATCTGGTAGTAATACAATTGACTCATCTGATATTGGTAACTTAAGAATGATTAAAAATACACCAACATCTGTTAATCCAGATGATGATTATGGTGGAGTTCCCGTACAGCTTTCTAGCTCAAACAACACTATTACAAATAACTATTTTCATGATTGTTATGCTGCTAGTTATGATTATAATTTTGACGGTGGTGGTATAGAGTTTTTTGAAGAAGGTGTTGTAATTGAAAATAACGTAATTGCTTACAATACATTTATAAATGGTAATGGTACATTTGAGTTTGGTAGTAGTAATGACGGTGTTGTTAATAATTTAATTCAAAATAATAAAATTTATTACAACAAGATTATTAATAACAACACTGTAGTTTATATTAATAACAATGGACAGTATAAAACAAGAGTAACTAACTTACAGTTTTATAATAATGTAATAGTACAAAACATTCCTAATGCAAATCCTTCAGGTAGTAGTGGTATACAGTTTTCTTTAGCAACAGCAGATGCTAATTCCGGAATTATTGTTCTTAAAAATAATATATTGTATGTCACTAATGGTGCTGATATAATGAGAAGTGGTCAATTTACTTCTGGCCAGCTTACACATACTAACAATATATTTACATTATCAGGTGGTAGTTTAAATTTTACACTAGATGCTACAGAGAGATCTACTGCAATACAATATTGGACAAACACTACTAGTAGTAATCCTTTAAACTGGGATTATAATTTATTATCTACCTCATATGCTATAAACAATGGTGTACCTATTGCTGGTTTAACAAAAGACTTTATTGGTAAAACTGTACCTAATCCTCCAGATATTGGTATATTAGAATATGATTCAGCTGTTGCTCCCACTGCATGTACATTTATATATGGATCATGGACCACTTGTTCTAATAATTCACAAACAAGAACATACACTGCATCACCTGTAGGATGTTTAGGTGCACCACCTTTAGACAGTATACAAAGAACATGCCCAAGCTGTACATTTACTTATAGTGCTTGGTCTGCATGTAACTCTAGCAATATACAAACTAGAACTTATACAAGTTCACCACTTGGTTGTATAGGTGTACCTCCATTAGATAGTACACGAAGATCATGTTCAACAGGAGCTTGTGTATTTACTTATGGAACTTGGTCAACATGTGCTAATAATATACAAACAAGAAGTTTTACTAAATCACCTGTTGGTTGTTCTGGAAATCCTCCTACAGATAGTATAACTAAAGCATGTGTATCTCCAACTGTTTCAGGAAGAAAGTTTTATTTTAGTTCATCTGGTAGTGACACTTATTCTACTAATCAAGCACAAAATCCATTAACACCATGGAAAACACTAGCTAAACTTAATAGTTTAAGTGGTATAGCTCTTGCAGGTGATACATTTGCATTTAAGAGAGGTGAAACATTTGCTAATGGTACTGAATATGGTACAACAGGATCTGTGAAATGGTATGGTGGTGGTTATGAAGGAAGAAGCTTTCCTTCAGGTACTGCTAATAATCCTATCGTATTTACTTATTATGGTGATATGAATTTGGAAAGACCAAACTTACTTTATCCTTATCCAAGTTCAGTTAAATCAAATGAAAAAAATGTATTAGCATTTGCTAACGTAAGCTACATTGTAATTGATGGTATTCAGTTTAATGATACTAGATTTCCTGTAAACGACAAAAGATCAGGAGCATTTACAACTGCAGGATTATGGTTTGGTGACTCAGGATACTGTAATGATACTGATGGATGTAAATGTAATAACATCACTGTAAAGAACTGTAACTTTAGTAATATAGCTTATGGTATTGTATCATTTGTTAGAGGATTTACAATTGATAATAATACATTCAGTAATTTTAAATCTACTGGATGGTTAACAGACACTTTAGGTAACAATGATATTGGAGCTGATCCAATGATAATATCAGGAAGTAAATATAGAATTACAAACAACAGAATTACCGGTTCATGGGCTTATTGTAATCCAAATTCATCAAGTACTGGTTTATTAGGTGGTGCTTTAGAAACTATTAATAACTTTGATAGTAGCTTTGTAGCATATAATACATTTATAGATTGTTCAGGTGGTATGGAATTTGGCACAAATTTACCAGGTGGTGTACAAGGACCTGATGAAGATACTATATGTTATAATAAGTTTATTAACTGTTCTAACATAACATTTCTTAATACATCAGGTCAGTTTGCTACACAAGCAAAAAATATACATTTTTGGAATAATTTCTTTGTAGAAGGTTCTATGTCACGTATGAGTGGATATAATGCTGGTGGTGATGCTCTTGGAGATGGACAAACATATGGTAACACAGGTTTTATATATTGGCCACCATATCCTATTAACAAATCTATACGTGTTCCATCATCTCAAAATTATCAAAATGCTTGGAGACCAATAGCTTCAGGATTAACTAGTGGACAGTTTGCAGACACTGTGTTTGATATTAGAAACAATATCTTTTGGATTAATAATGGATTCTATGCTAAATATAGTACATCAGAAAGAGGTAAAATCTTTTATAAAAACAATGTCTATCATTTAGTTAGTGGTTTTAGAAATCCACAAGATGTTACTAATGCATATACACCTACATCATTAGGTAGTAGTTCTGCTACTACATTAGCTACAGGTGAAGTAATTAGAAATGGTGATATTATTTTAGATAGCTCTAGTATATATCCACAGAATTGGGATATGCATGTTTTTGATAGTTCTTATGCTGCAACTGGTGGTACAAACGTGGGACTTACAAGAGACTTTGATGGTAATACAGTGAGTGGAACACCTTCTATTGGTATTTATCAAACTGGTGGTAGTTCTGCTTGTACTTCATATGTATATCGTCCTTGGTCTAATTGTAACAGTGGTATACAAACAAGAACTTATACAGCTCTACCTTCAAATTGTACACCTACACCACCTACAGATAGTATTGTAAGAACTTGTACTACAGCTTGTACTTTTACATATGGTGCTTGGGGTATATGTTCAAATAATTTACAGAATAGAACTTATACTTTTAGTCCAATAGGTTGTACTGGTACTCCTCCTGCTGATAGTATACAAAGATCTTGTACTCCTGTATCTTGTACATTTACTTACAGTGCTTGGTCAGGTTGTCAAAATAACATACAAACAAGAACATATACTAAAAGTCCTTCAAATTGTACTACAGTGCCTCCAACAGATAGCATTGTAAGATCTTGTGTTTCTTCACCATTGATACTATCTCTTGTTTCTGCATCAAGAGGAACTATTATTGTATCTGCATCTGGTGGTACAAGTCCTTACTATTATAGTATTAATAGTACGTCTAATTATACATTAAATAGAACAAGATTTACAGAAATTAAACGTAATACATATTCTAATATTAGAGTGAGAGATTCTTTAGGAAATATTGTTCGTTTAAGAGTGTATATGCCTAATTATAAATAATAAAATTATTTTTTAACCAATGCCTCTGAGAAATCAGGGGCATTTTTATTTATTAACGTATGAAAAAATTATTATTAATTGGTTTGCTGTTTACAATATATTTTACAGCATGTTCACCAATGAAAGAAACAAAACACGGAAATGTAAAATTTATATACAATCCTAAAGTATGGAAAATTGTAGAATTTACAGTGGAAGATAGTCTTAAAATGGACAGTTTAATCAAATTAAATAACGAACAAAAAAACAACTAGTATGACAAGAATGTTTAGAGTGATGAACACACATGATCATCCAACAACTGTACACGAATATGATATCATTAGAACCACAAATGATGAAGGACATGAAGAAATCACATTATTTAGAAGCTTTAATGATGTATGGGCTGATGGTAGAAAAGGTGATGAAGTGATAAAGATTATAGACACTGGAGATGGGTATGTTTTTCCTAAAAAAGTATTCAATGGTGAAGTAGATTATTGTTTAGGAGCAGAGCTTTATATAATTATGACATTTATTAGCAAAACTGAACGTATGCCACTGTTTAAGGGCATCATAGAAGAAGTTGTTGCTAAAAATAACATAGAAATCTAGTGAAATAAAGGTATATTATAGTGTAAACTATAACCTATGAAAAACATCTTAATTATACTATCAATCTTATTATTATCTACTAAATTATCAGCTCAATGTTTGGATGTTTATGGTCACAATGTAGAATGTCCAACTATAGACGATAGTTTAGTGATATATAATAACTCACTAAAGGTTTATGCTTATTTTGAGAACCACAAAGACTATAAGAAAATATCATCTGTTAGGCTAAATTCTAAAATAGATGTTACTAAATGCTTTTATAGACTAGATAGTTCTTTAGATAATTTCAGAATACTATGGCAACAAAGAGAAAGATTTTTAGCTGGTGAACGGTTAGATGTTCTTATGCCTAGAGGTGGTGAAAATATTGAAATAGAAGAATATTATCAAAGGATAGATGATTACAAGTTTTATCAAAGAGAATTTGAAAATAGTATATTAAATACTATATCTCCGTTTCCTATATATGACACACGTATAGCTCCTTTAGTTATCAATACATATTTAAATAACTATGGCACAGAGTTCAATGGAGACCAAGTGGAGATAGCATTATACATCCCGGTCACTGTTAAACCATATATTTTGCTCACTCAAGATGAATTAAAAGTAAGACAACAACTTCTTGGAATAAAACCTAAGTATGTTACATCTAACATTTTTCCTAAAAGAAAGATGATAATGAGAAAAGATAGTTTAGTTAAACCAATGTATGCTATTAGACATGGGAAAAAAGATTCTGTATTAGCACCTTCTATCTTTAAATATCCAATATTTGTTGAAAACTATAGTAATCCTATATATGCAAGTAATGGGATAACAAGTTGTTTAGTAGGATGGATGATAGGTAGAAAATTCAGAAAAATAAAACCTAATGAATACAATCAATATGCTGTACCTTCATACGGTAGACAGTTATTAGAAAACCAAAAAGAACTTGATAAAACCTTACGTATAAAATTTGGTGAGTATTATCAAGGACTTATTAATTAACCAACATGACAAAAGAAAAATATCTTACTTTACAAGAAGATTATATAGAACACATCTTAGAGTATGTGAAAGACTCAGGCAGTTTGTTTCCACATATTAGTGTGTTTGCTGATATAGTTACACCAAAAGAAGATGAAAAAGACAAACCAGCATTAATACACATTCCTATAGATGATAAGTTTATGGAGAATGAAGAAACTAAAGAAAAATTTGTAAACGACATTCTTCCAGATGTATTTAAATCTTTAAAGAAAAAGTTTATTCCTGCAGGTGTAGCATGGGCTTCTGAAGCATGGATGAGAACAGCTGGAGCAGATTTTGACATAGATAAAGATGATTGGAAATCTATTAAAGCAAAAAAAGAAATTATAATCATTACTATTGAATCAGATTTTGGTGACACTTGTTTTATGTATGAAATTAAAAGAACTGGTTCACAAGTTAATTCTGATGGAGAACTAGTTAATATAGTAGATTTAGTAAAACTTGATGAATTAAGTACACCGGATAGTATTGGTGGTAGATTCTCAGGATTATTTAAAAAATTTAAAGACTAACACTATGAACTTTTTTAAAAGACTATTTATAAACAAGAAAAAACTAATTCAAGAACTTGAAAAAACTAAAGTAGAATTAGCAGAATGTGGTGATAAGCTTGTAGAAAAGCAGGAGCATATAAATCAAACTAACTCGTATTGGAAGAAAAAAATGTATGCAGTTAAAGCTCAAAAAAACAAAGAAGAATAGAGTTATAGCTCTATAATCCAATCTATTATTATAAATTGATAAAATTTGTTATAGTTTTTGTTATTTTTATGTAATAACTTGTAACATAATGTATTATCAATTACCAAATGGTAGGGTGATAGAGATGAGTACAGAACAGTATTTAGATATGTCTGATGAAGAACTAGAGTATTTGATAGCTTTTAACTATGGTGATATTTATGAAAACCCATGGCACGGCTCAATACTAAGTAAACATGATACATCTCATGATGACAATCCTGAAATACTACCTGACTTAACTAATATCCCTGAAGTAGATAAAATATCAGATTTAGATGCTGATATAGAAGAAGATTAAATAGAAGTATTTATTCTGAACACCCTTAACTAAATAGTTAGGGGCTTTTTTTATTTAACTAAAGTGTGTAAAACAATGTCAAAAGTAAAAGTGGTTGCAGACAGCAACGGAAATGTTATTGGACGTTCTGTGAATAATCCAGAGTATGGATATATTCGTTTAGAACAAAAGACTATTCAAATTGATCAAAATGGATGGCTTAAAAGTGTTAAAAGATCAAGTATTTTAAAAGGTAAAATGGAAGACTTACTACAAACAGGGTATACAGCTAATACAGAATTACCCGGTAAGATTATAGTGAGAGAATCTTTACAACCTTTTAATTTAGAAAATCCTGATAGGGATTTGAAAATTGCTGGTAGTACAGGTATTATTTGTAGAATAGATGATCAACCTATATATAGGCAATCATTCTACACTACAGATGTAAATGCATTTGATGAACTAATTGCTCATAACAATAGTTTAGAAATTAAAGATGTAATGTATTCACAAAAAGAATTAGACAGATTAGCAGAAGCTAGTGAAGCTAGTTTATAAAACTAAAAAAATAAAGAGCCTGTGTAAAAGCAGGCTCTTTTTATATAAAATTAAATAACAAATAAACCTTAAACAATGTCAAAGACAAATCAAAACAAGACAATCTCTTGTAACTCTAATGGTATAGTTATATCATACGGAGATGCTAACAAGCACCAATTTATGAGATATGAAACACCATCTCATATAAAAAAGATTCAATTAAATGGTACAGTAAAGTATCAAAAGATTGAAGAGTTTAAACTCACCCCAAAACAAAAAGATTTATATGCTAAAACTGTTTATGGTTTTAAAGCATATACTAAAGAAGAACTTAATGCCCTATCTGAACAAGCAAGAATTGATGTCAAAGTAAATTATTCTAAAGTACAACGTATATTACGTAACTGGAAACAAGACATCACTTTTAGTAATTTAGACAGATTTTTATTAACTTTGTTTCCTAATTCACCTGTTATAAAAGCAATGTGTACCATTACAGGACACGTAGATGATATCCCTCAAGAAGATGAGATATTGTTTAAGGATCTTGGTATAAGACAAGAACATATTATTGCTAAACTTATGCAGGTTGAGTTATTACCTAAAAACTTTTATGAGTTAGCATGAGTATAACACCTAAACTTAAAAAGTGTGCTGGATGTGAACAAATGAAACACATCTGGAAATCACATGGTAAAGATAAATACTGTCAACCTTGCTGGTACTCTATAGAAAAACCTAAGTCTATCAGCCCTGTCTCTGAAAAGAGACGGGGTGAGATGGATGAATATGCTAGACTAAGAGATGTATTTCTTGTAGCTAAACCTAGATGTGAGGCTAAGTTAGTAGGCTGTACAGGTGTATCCAGTGACGTCCACCACTCCAAGGGCAGAGTGGGTGATAACTATTTAAACATTGGAACATGGGTGGCACTATGTAGGTCTTGTCATTCTTATGTAGAAACTCACCCTGAAGAAGCTAAAGAGTTAGGACTGTCTAAATCTAGGCTTAACGAGTCATAAAAAGGACTAAACTAGCTATTTTTGCTTAATTTAAGGGTAAAATAGGTATTATATTACCCATTATAATGTATGTTTTATTTTGCTTTTATGACCAATTATGTTCAAAAGCATATTATAATATACAATATTACAAATGTCTTAAAAACCATACATTAAGTAAAAAACTTCAAAATATTTGGTATAATGATGGATATGTTGTACATTGTATTATGAAGACAAACTTAATATATGGTCTCAGAGACCCAAGAAATGATGTATATTGTTACATTGGTAAAACTACAGTAGGCAATGAAAGACCTCTTAAACATTTGATAAATTCTCATAGTAAAACTGTTAATGAATGGGTTAAACAGTTAGAACAATTAGAATTGGTTCCTTATATAGATGTTTTAGAGAAAGACATTGTTTTAGAAGAATTATCAGAAAGAGAAAAGTA